TTTTTTTTTTTGCAGTGTGATGTTCGAGTATACAAGAACACGCAAATTTATTGGTTAATTTCATTTTTGAAAAAAAGGATTACGCATAATAGGCTCGCGTAATTGAGCACTGGCAACGGTAGGACACATTTGAGAAACGACAAAGTCAAAAGAATCTTCTTGTAAAACACGCTTCATCCAGTGCAATTCAAAAGGAACTTTAATATTCAATTCAGCCATATCTTGAGCATTAGTAGACCACTCAATAATACAAGGACAAAGCTTGTACAATCTTCGTAAAATAGCTCTTAAATAATAATGACCAGTACGACAATAAGCCATATCAAACATTAAAGAAAAACATTTTTGAAACAATGCAACACCAATTTGCTTCGTGGGATGAGCCCAATCGAAGTTATGATTATTCGAATTAACAAAGGCGGTATAAGGCGGACGCCAAGTTCCGAGTTTAAAAGGTTTGGGGTGATCAGCAGGTAATAAATTGTTGTTACAATCTACTTTAACAAAACGACGCTGTAAATAAACAACACCTTCTTGTATAACATTATCATTTTGATCTATAGTAGAAAAAAATTGATCTTGATGAGCAGGTGACCAGCGGCATAAAAAAGTCTCAGATCTCTTAAGAATAATTCCTATCTTATTTAAATGAGTTTCAAGAACTGTAGGGTAATTTTCTTGATCTTTACAAAAAACAAATAAGAGGGAATCAGGTACAGTAATAATAGAATTGTCACCGCAAATAATAAGAGGAATAGAATGTACTATCTTCCATGGTTGTTTAACATCTGGTCGCTGTTCTATAAACGATGTAAGCATGGCAACGCGCAAAACAAATTCTTGCTCTACACAGTTAGCCACGGTAGTGAACTTATCACCAGATGAATTACTTTGTAATTGGTTATAATAATTACCGTTAAACCATTGAATGATTTTATGAAAGGTAGTAACGTCACCATGCAACAATAATTGCATAAAGACTTGTAAATCGCGTCGAGTCATAGAATTAAAATCATGACCAAAAGTACGCAATCTATAAGACAATTCAAGTAATGCCTTGGTAAATCTGCCATCTTGGGTAGATTGATCCAAACAAATATAGTGTATTTTCTCTTCAGGGTAAGCTTGCTGAAAAACAGGATTTTGAAAACAGGGTAAATAATTTAAATAAATCTTATGGCCTAAGGCCAAAAGGGTGTTGGGTATCATAGAGGTATAAACAGACAT